ACACTATTAAAGCTATGCGTAAAATACGTAGGAATAATTATATTCCACCCCCTTGTTTAGCATCTGCTCGTACACATATAACTACGAAGCCAAATAATAAACCTAGATTAGTCTGGGCTTATCCTATTGAGATGATTTTACTTGAGGCACGTTATGCAGAACCTTTGATGGATTACTTACACGATTGTCCACTATTCGCCTGGAAATATAATTGGCTAGATGGTTGGGGATCTTTCCTTTTTAACACTTTTAATGGTGTTGGAACAAAATTCGGTTTTGATTTCTCCGGTTTTGATGGTTCTATCTCTCCCTCAGTCATACGATGGGCCTTTTCTGTCCTAAAGAAATGTCTCATTCTTACCTCACAAGAGGTAAAAATTTTCAATGTGGTTCGTGAATATTACATTAACACTCCGATACTTATGTATGAGACTTTGCGTCTCAAGCACAAAGGTATCCCTAGTGGTAGTTATTTTACACAACTTGTTGGTAGTATTATTAATATGTACTATACAACTAGTAGCTTTTTAGATAGTTACGTTGCAATGGGTTTCCCCCTATGTACGTTTCATTCTATTAATGATGTGTTTTATTACTGCTGTTTTCTAGGTGATGATTCGGTTTGTAAAACTTGGGTGTCGTTCCCTAATTATTTTAAGGAAAGACATGTTAAATTTGTTCTTCAAAATTTTGGAGCTATTGTTCATCCAACGAAAGGTTTTTGGTATTCCCATAAGCCTACTCGTCCAAAGATTGAGTTTCTTGGTAAACTCATTCGCGGCCCAGAAGATATTCTGGTTGATGAAAAGTATGTTCTAGCACAAATTGTGTTTCCTGAACATATTGATACTGACCCTGGTGATGTTTTGACGCGTATAATCGGCGTTGTCTGGATGTGTGGTACTTCTCAGAAGGCTTATTCTGTTTGTGATTTATGTTTTAAATACATAAAGGCAATCTATCCTAATGCGAAACCTACTCCATTTAAGCGTGATTTTCTATCGATCTTTCAATTCTTTTTAGATTTGGAGATGCCTGAATTGACCTTTCCTGAACGCTCTTTGTTACTATCTAGATATACTAAGATAAGACAAGGTATTTAGTGCTTCCCCACTTAACGGGTGACCTTAAACAGGTTCTAATTGTTTAAAAT